CAATCTTCACGCTCAGATGTCCAGCAGCAGTGAACCAGTCCAGAACGGAGAGGTCCCCCGTCAGGATGGTGTCTTCGGCGTGCTCTAGGTGGGTGTTCTTCATGCTCTTAGTATAGGGGATGATCAGTTGAACCAGTAGGCAAGTTGTGCCAGTTCCTCTGCCGTCTCCTGTACGTTGTCGGGGGTCAGACCTGCCAGGCAGGCAATGATGTCCTCATCGGGCACATAGGAGAGGTCACCATTGATCTCAGCAGCGAGTGCCTCAGCGATGGCGATGCAGCGGTCCTGCAGGGTCATGGTGAAGTTCAATGCCTTAAGTTCGGTGCTGTTCATGCTCTTAGTATAGGGGGTCTGGGGGCACTGTGGGGGTTTGGTGGACAGTCTACGAACTGGCACAGGGTCGGCTGCTGGGGGTCGCCGCGGCCTTATACTAAGGGCACAAGCGAAGGAGGGGCAGGGTCGCCCTGATGACGAAAACGGTCGCCACTGGGGCAGCCGACTTTTCAGCCGCTTCGCGGTATAAAAAAAGGGGGCGAAGTTGCCCCCCTATTCTTTATGCGAACATGAAACCATTGGTGAAGTCGTAGCAGTTAAACACAGGAGAAGTTCCTGCCTGCCCAATGAACTTGTGAACGAACCAATTCCAGTTCTTTTGAAATACACATTCGCCTGCAATTCCATGCTCAGAGAGAATAGCATTCAAACGCGACTTGGTGGTCTTTGATTGATAACCACCATCGAAGATCTGAACGAAGTCATCACCAATGATGGCGATCTTGCGACCATAAAGAAACACCGTGCTTTCGTTAGTTTCGGGATCGTAAGTAACAGCGGTGTTGTCTTTCTGCCAGTTCTGATTGTTAGAAATGGCAGCGTTCATTTCACGTTCGATCTTACGCATGAGTCTGTGTCGTGTGAACAAAGGTAGTATGGCACGGGGTCACGGGGGTCCGCAACCCCCTGTGTGCCACTTAGTCAGGTGTCACAATGTCGGGGACTTCTTTAATCTCAACCCCGAAATCTTCCAACATCTCATCACCATAATACTCACGAATCTCATTGATAAGTTCTGACTCGGAGTAGTTGTTATAACTCTCCACAAGAGTATCAAACACAAACTGTTCCATCGTCTTCATGTCCATGCTATCCATAACATGTTCAGCATACTTCTCAACGAGTTCGGAGAAGTTATCAGTCCAGGTGTAAGCGTTGTTGGTCATGGTTTCAGCGGAGAATGTGACGATAATTGATGGACTTGATGCACCAACCATAAGCGGCGGTGATTTCTTCGATTAGATCATCTTCATCATCTGCCTCCCAGATTTGACATTCTGCCTCATCAATCAGATCAGAGATGTAGTCATCATCGAGGTCATCTTCATCATCATCAAAATCAAACTCAATGTCGGTGATTTGGAATTGCATTACCCTTGAGTCGCATAGGATAGCAAACTGTGCAACTTATCGTAGAGAGCAGGAACATCTGCCCCCACGATTTCACTCACTTCATTCCAATCATCATGAAACTCAATGAGTGAAAGAATTGCGGTAATTTCGTTAGGAGTAAGCATCAGTAATCAATGTTTCCGTTCAGGTACTCATTGACATCGAACTTACGATCTTGGTCCAATTCTTGTAACTCGGGAATGTCAAAGATCTCACCAGGAGCATCAGCAATCTCGGACCAGAGTTCATCAAACATGGTGTGTCTCTCAGGAACAAATGTAGTATGGCACGAAGTCAGGAAGGGCACAAGAGGTTATGTGCCACTTCCACAACTGTCACGCACCAAAGAATTCTTCAAACTCATCGGCAATTCGATCAATCAACCAATCGGTGGCATTGAGATCGAACACATCACAAACCCAATCAACGCAATCATTCAGATCGCAAAAGTTGTTGCCCATGAAATCACGAAGTGCGGGAGCAATGTCAAGATCGAACTGGTGAACTTGAGAAGCAGTAGGCATCGCAGCGGTTTTGTTCATGTGTACACATTAGGGCATCAGGGGGCACAGCACAACCCCCCTTGTGCCACTTCAACGATTGGCACACACGTAGTTGTAAACATTGCGGCAATCTTGGTACAGTGCCTTACACTCAGGCACGAACACGTTCTTGACCCAAGCATAGAAAGTCTTGGCACCTTCGATGACACGAAGCACGAAAAGTTGAGTGCGTTCGGTCATATTGTGCTCTTGCCACTTCTCAGCAGTGATCATAGCAATTGCAGCAACGAATGCACAGAAGATCTCAACACCGTCCATGAAAGTGTTGAAGTGTTTCTTATAATCAATCTCGGTGATCATCTCCACGAATGCATCAGCAGGAGGGAAAGATTTGGTCAGTTCCATTGTTGGTTTGGTGTGGCGAGTTTGTGTAGAGAATTTCTCAACCACGAATCAAACATAAACCATCACGAACCGATCCGCAACCCACTGTGTGCCACTATCTCAACTGGCACAATAGAATATTCTATTCTCAACAACAAGAACTAGTTGAGAATCAATAAGAGTACTGCTATTGAGAATAAGACCAATTGAGAAACTGGCACAACTAGAAGAGATCTGAGTAATCCTTGATGCTAATATCAACTTCTTCGTCACCTTCGAGTTCCAGAAGTTCTCTCCAATTGAGATCTTCTAGTTCTAGATCATCATAACACATAATGTCTAGCGTAACACGTACTAGGCGTTTCTGTGCGGTAGGCATGATTCTCGTGCGTATGTGATTATTATATCATGCGTAATGCTTATACGCAAGTGCATCATAATCTTGTGCATCTCGTGTGTAATCTTCCTCTACATCATGTGCATCTAGTGCATTCGCATCTAGTGCATAATATGATTCATAATATGCATCCTCGTCGAGATTGTAATCGTTGCTAAATGTATAGTCGAGATCGTAGTCGTCGTACATAACCCTCGTCGAGATTTGTGTATGATTCTTATTGATTATAGTACATTCTCGACGAGATTGCAAGTCCCTATAATGCCTAGTGCTCGTCGAGATTCATAAGAATATATATGCATTCTCGACGAGAATTATGTCATAATGCACATATTATCTCGTCGAGAGATCTCGTAGTCTTATGAGAGATGTGTGGGATCTGGGAAAATTTCGCCGCGCCCCCCTTGACTTTTATGGGCGCTCGTGTTATAATCAGCGGACTAAACTTGCATAAGGACGAGGGGTTTAAAAGGTTTTAGAAGGTATTATAAGGGATTTAGAAGGTATTATAAGGGATTTAGAAGGTATTATAAGGGATTTAGAAGGTATTATAAGGGTTTTAGAAGGTATTAATGGGGTTTATTCTCAACAAAACCTCTTATTTATTATCAATTACACAGTGTTTATTGAGAATCATAAAATATTTGCCGGAGTCTTGAGAAATGTGATAGTATACAGTAAGTTATTGAATACATACATTGCATTAATAATAGTATACACTACTAATGTCACAGGGAATCGTCTATCTCATCATCAATAAAAACAACGGACACAAATACATCGGTCAATCACTCCTATCCCAGAATAAAGTCTGGCAACACCATATACAGAGTGCGATGCGTATGAGTCAAGAACCCTTACACAAGGCAATGCGTAAGGATGGTAATCATAACTTTATGATTAGAGAATTGGATGATTGTAATGAGAATATATTAAATGAAAGAGAACAGTATTGGATAAATCAATATAAACCAGAATACAATAATAATATAGAAGTTATTGAGAAAGAGGATATAATAGAAGTCATAGAAGAACCTATTATAGAAGTCAATAAAAAATGGGGATTCTATTCATCAGAGAATAGAGGTAATGGTAAACACTCGGGTATTAAACTACAGGGATTAAACATAGAAACGGGTGAAACCATTAACTATGATAATGCAAGAGATGCAGCAGAAGATATTACTGGTAATCGTAATCTCAATAGTAATATATTAACTGCCGCTAAAAAGGGAAGAGTCGCATATGGTTATAGATGGAAGATGTTAGAACACAAGACCAAGAAAAAGCAGATTAAAGCAGTGCATCGTATTACATGGGACGAATACTACTTTGAATCAGTGGCACAAGCAATTAAACAGATCTGTCCGAATAAGAACGCATCTAACCTTTATAAGGCACTGAAGAGTAATGGACGTTACACCTATAAAGGTTATATGTGGTTCTATCGGTAAATTAGAACGGTCTTGTTGGTCTGATTGTTTCTGTCGGTCTAATAGGTCTTACTGGTTCTGTTGGTCTTGTTGGTCTAACAGGTTCTGGTGGTTTTGTTGGTGTTGATACTGGTTTGATTGATTTTATTGGAGTCGGAGTCGGAGTTGAAGACGAAGTCGGAGTTGGTTTAATTGATCCTGAGAGATTGATACTACCACTTCCTGAGAGTTTTGTTGATGGACCTGATCCTGTGCTGGTGTTTAGACTACTGCCTGATTTGAGATTTGAAAGTGCATTAGACACTCCAGTCGGAATTTTGAGTGATGGTGTTCCAGGACCAATCTTAAACTTTGCAGAGGCACTTACTTCTTCTCTGAATTGTTGAAACGTCTTCATCAATCCAATCCTAACCTATCTGCTGCCTGGGACATTCTATCCCTCATTGATTGTTGCTTAAGTCTCTTTTGAATCTGTGGTTGATTTGATCTTGCCTGTGCTGCTGCTGCTCTTTCTTCAGGAGAACCGATTAAATCATCAATCTTCTGCCCAATGTTCGTCTTTGCTCTGTCCTGGGCATCTGCTCTTCGATCTGCTGCTGCCTGGCGTTTTTGTGCATCAGCAGCAGTGATCTTCGGTGATGGACGTTGTAAATTAGGAGTTCTGGGTTGTGTTTGCTTTGCCTTGAGAATATTGGCAGCAGCACCTATGGCACCAGTGACTAATGGAGCAGCAGCACGAGCACCTAATCCCACCAATGGTGCTACTAATGCTGCCGCTTCCTGAAACTCCTTATAAGTCTTCATCTTCCCCGTTTTTTTTTTCTTCTATTTATTACCACTTCTTCACTGGGCAACTTGCAGACTTAAACTTCACCTTTCCTTTCATATAACAACCACACTTCTTACATCTCTTTGGTCCTGATACGAAGTGTTCGCAAACTTGACACATATCAAATCTTCTCTGTTGTTCGAATTCATCGACAAAAACACTGTCTCCTACAATGGCATCCTTTGCCATTTTCTGAAACAAATCATATAAATTACCCGCCTGTTCTGGTAATCCAGGAAACTCATTGTGAGACATGAAACCACCCCGTCACAACATACTTATTGCCCGATAGAACTAATCCACCACGATGAGCATGTGTCAGTCCTGCGGGCCAAATTAACAGCGTTCCTTTCTTTGGTTGTATTCTTCTTTTATAATACAAAAACTCCGTTTCTCCTCCTTCAAAATCATCATTCAAATAGACCATCCAGACTGCTGATCTTGTCGCATGTGCAACTCCACTATTCTCATCGTGCCAGACATGATAACCACCACCAGCAGGAGTTTTCTGTACCTTCTGTGTGGTCGTATACAATGGAACTTGTTTCATATGTCCAAAAATATGTGTGTACTCATCAATACCCTCAATTAAATACTGATTCAAATCACGATCTGCCATTCGATTCATTCTTGGCGTCATGTGTGATAAATCCATTGCCCAATCAAATCGTCCAGCATTTGAATTCTCAAATTGTTCGTCCTCACAATAGACCATTGAATTTACAGTCTGATGATAATCAAACTGTTCAATGATTTCATCACAGAAGTCATCTGGAATCATATTCTCATAGACTCCAATAAAATCTTGATATGTTCCTTTGAGTGTGACTTCCTTCATTCGTTCGGTGTCTCTAATGCAGCATACATTGAATTCATATTCATTCGAATTTCACGATGATGACGCTTCATGAATCCTTCTCTATCATAGTCCCATTTTCCAATCGGACACTTATTAAATGATTCTCTTGCCTTTCCGAATAACTCACATCCACAATCCTTACAGCGAACATTCTCACTATCAAAGTGTTCACATTCCTTACATGTATTCAACCGTGATTCAAATACATTATAATCAACACTGAAATCAGAGTTTGATTCGACATATGACTTCAGAAAGTAAAACAAAAACTCTTTCAGATCTTCCGTCTCTCTAAAATCAACTTTCTTGAGTTTCATCATTGTACACACATCTTGATTATATTATAAGAGTTTTTGATTCCTATGTCAATTAAACCTTACCAGAAACTGTTCCCTTGACATTATTTGAACTCTGTCCATTGAGGAAGAATGTATTACCACCACCTCTGAAAACTGCTCTTCCTTTTGTACCACCAGTCGCATTTCCTGCATTACCACCATCAACACCCCAGGTTCCTCCTGATGCACCAGAATTTCCAGAATTACCTACGGAACTATTTCCATTTGCCGCACAATTGTTTGTGTTTCCTGTATTGCCATTATTACCAGATCCCTGATTATTGTTGGCACCTTGACCGACACCACCATTTCCACCACTTCCTCCAGTACCACCAGAAACATTAAAATTGCTTCTATAAACACAGTTTCTGAAGTAGGAATTAGTACAGGTCTGTCCTCTTTCCTGTCTTCCTCTACAACGACTTCTGTTGCCACTATTGTTTCCACAATTACCATTCGATGCTAGATTTAGATTACCATCCGTATTCGGACAACTATTACATCCTCTTCCTGGGTTTGTTGAACCACCATTATAAACTGTTTTTGCTATGGTAGAGTCACTATAGCAACTTAAATCAGATCCAGAGTTTCCAGCAACACCAGCAGCACCACCTCCACCACCTGCCCAGATTTGACCATTAGAATTAACCCAAACAGTGACCTTTGCGCTATTTCCAGAGCGTGTGGACGTATTATTTACAAATAAAGCATCACCACCATTTCCACCATTTCCACCATTGGCACTACCACCAGTTCCACCTTCACCGTATATATTTCCAGAAACATTAATGGTTAGATTATATGCTTCTGCATCAAAAACTGCGGCATCATCAGATGGACTGTCTGCATTGATTGTACCATCTACCACAAAAGTTTTTCTAACATTTTTGTTTAGATTAGTATTCCAATATGATGATGTCGCAAGATTAAGTTCCGTATCAGTGCTACTTTGAATTACAATATATTGTCTGATTGAATTACGAAATGACGATGCCTTTAGATTATTACCCGTTGATATTCCTTCAGTTGATGATATGGTCGTTCTATTCTCAGTCGAATCAGGGACAATCGGATCCGTCTCATCTAAATCCGTATCTCTCCTATAAGTCGAATAATGAATATTAGTATTAGCAGCATTACCGTTAAACGTATCCTTTAATCCACGGGCAGATATGGCACCACTACTAAAGAATTTTGTTTGATTACTTGTACCCCCAGTGACAGCCATTCAATCTACAATAAAGACTACTTTTTGTTATTTATTCATACTTTATTGCAACAGTAAACCGATGACGATTGCGGAAACTTGTGGCACGATGTCGAATCCTTGCATCGAACATTACTAACCTATTTGACTCTGGTGTGATGCCATAGAGTGTACCATCAATGTAAAACTGCGTCTCTCCACCATCATCCAACTGCCAATCTCTCTGAGGATAGTATAGAAATGTAATTCCATGGTCACCATCAACGTGAAAATAAGGATTCTCCGATGGTGCAAAACAATTCACATACATTCGATATAAACTCATGTTCTGAGTTTCAGGAACAGAGATTGCTATTTGTTCTGCAAATAGTTTATATACTTTCTCCGTCTTTGGAATGTTGTGAACCATTCCTGTTGGCATTTTTATGCCATCATCGGATTCACCGTAAGTATATGAACAGTCCTCACAATAGTTTAGAATCAAATCTTGATTCTTTTGATTGAATACATTATCTGAGACTTGAACTTCATTCATCCCCATATCTCAACATCCTAATATTGAAGGACACCGTGATTCTAGGATAATCGGGAGTTGGTGGACCTGCTTTCACTTCATGTTCCAAATAAGATGGAAACATAACAAAATCACCCTCTTTCGCATTGACTTGATACTTCTCACGATAGTTGGAAGAATTCATCTCAAACATTGGTGTTCTGAGAACTGTCAATGGGTCAGTAAACACCAGGGGAGAATGTCTCTCTGGATCTAATGATAGAAAGTGAACACAAGCAAAGTGTAATGGTGCATTATACTTTCCAAGATGTGTGTGCCCTTCTTGATACTCACCATTGGTGTAGTAATTAAACCACATGTTAGGAATATCAACTTCCCAGTCTTTATCAAAGAAGGATTTCAATACAGTCATGTATTGATCACGAATATCTTCTGAGTGCTCTCCGTTATAGAAAATATTTGCATTGAGTTCATCATTTTCAAAAGATGTAATGCATTTTGTTGTCAACCACCCATCAGGTGGTTGAGAGAGTTTGTCTCTGCTTTCTTCAATCTGAGGAATAATTAACTCTTTGAGTTTTTTATTATCACTCACTTTTCCATGATAGAACGATATTGGGTATATTTCTTTTCTGTAACGACTCACTTTACAACCTCATTATTGTGGATCAGAATATCTATATCTTTATGATTTGTATCAGTCTTCCCATACTTCTTCTTTACTTTTACGGGATTTAATATAATTTAGTTGATGCCAATACTGTGGAAAACAAAGTACCAAACAGTGAGTTTTTTTGTGAATGGGGCAATGTTTGAGGTTTTCATCATTTTTACATTTTACACCAATCTCAATCGTGATGTATTCATTGTCAACAAAGTACACCCATCCCTCTATACTTAACTTACCCTTTTGCCAATGAACATAGTCATTAATTTGAGGGATGTAGGTGCTCATAAAAACGCTGCTTCTAACGGATTTAGATTTAACTTCATCGCGGAATATGATGTCGTTTGATTTATACTAACGACGGATCCCACTGTTGAGGAGTTGATGGGGGCATGGTAGGATTTTGTTTTGGTGTTATAGAATCCCCAGATACAACGGACTGGATCACCAAGATTGTAATCAAACCGACGCTTGTAATGAACCCAGATAGCAATAACATTGCGTTTAAACTCTGTTTGCTCATAATACATTCCTTTCGGTGGTAAATGTGGAAAACTTGGTGGTAGTTCAGGCATTGTCAACAACAACACGTAAACGTCCAGGATTATGACCCATTTCCATCAGATGTTTGAGTTTTTCTTCAGCGATATGACGTGGAAGTTTAACCGCAGTTGGATCAACAAGTTCCCATCCGATTGTACTGAATTCTTCGATTCGATAAAGTTTTTCCATTGTTAATCAGGTAGTAAAGGATTCTACAACACTGGATTGAAGATCTTCAGCAAGTGTAAAGACACGAGCATCATTAATATTCTTTCTCAAATTACCATAATACTCTGGATACTGTTCGTCATCGGCATCAGTAATTAGATCAAAACATTCCTCATTACTTTCAGCAATCACATTCCAAACACCACCGTATTCTGAGGCAGGAAAGGGAATGAAGTGATCAACGATGTAAAGAAACTTCGTCATTGTTGTTTGTAAATTACTCCTGAATTGTAGATGAATTTGTGAGATTTGTCAATTGGCGGGTGAGTTCAACTTGTACTCCAATTAGTTTGCCATATAGGAAATTTTCGTACTCATTCCCCTTCAACAGTTCCACTACATTGTTCACCTGCATCAGTGCCAGGTGCAGTTTCGTTTCGGTTGAAAAGGACAATGTTTTCTCCATAGTAGTTCTCAATGTATGTTTGTTCTGCAAGTGCAATCATTGCAATTGCCTGCTCATATGGTGTCATACAAACTCTGCCATGTAATAATCAACCGTCACTTCCAGTTCTGCTGCTTTCTTCTCATAGAACTGATTCGTATACTCCTCTGCTTCCTTCCATTGCTCATAGGAATGAATGTTTTCTTCGGCGTGGTTCATAAAATCAGAAAATGCGGAAAGGAATTGATTGATGTCTTCGTCGTTCATTCTAAATTACAATCGGGGTGCCATCCTGCTTGTTGTTGACAAAACTTCTCTTTAGGAGTTTCTGGTTGATGTGAATCAAACATCTTTTGATCACGCTGAATCAGAAATACGTTATACATCAGAATACCAATGAAAGCAAGAAAGATGTAGGAAGTTTTCATCAGAACAATTCCAGTTGAGCAAATTGCAGATGATCGTCACAACTATCAGAATCATGAAGATCAATCATATCAGTGTCAATATGTTTGACAAGTTTATTGAAAAGAAAGTCAACAAACTCTTTGTTTTCTTGGGTGATCATCAGACAGAGGGAGTAACGGAAACTTCTTTAAGATTCAGTCCACAGAGTTGATTGTAGACTCGATTGTTGATAAGGTCACAAGCACGCTTGGCACTGCTCTTCTCATACCAGACAGTCACGCAACCGTCATTGGTTTCAACACGCACTCGGTAGTTCTTCATGAGGTTTCCCTGTCGATGCTCTTATTATAGATCAGAATGAGGGCACCACGTCGTTCCGTAGTCCAGTTTCTGAAGTGTCCATCTGCTCCCAGAGCGAATAGAGTTTGTTATACAGTGCGGGAGCACTTCCATACTCCCTGGCAATGCGATTCTCATCACTATTGGTCAGTAGTTGTAGTGCAGAAAGAATTACACCAATCTCATGAACATTCAAATTTACGTTTGTTTCGGTCATCACTTAAATTCAATGCGATCAAATACTAGCATACCAATCTCAAAAAATAAATCATCATCCATATCACCCATTATTTGACGAATACCTTCAGCAACAGAATCCTGCAACGCTTGCGTCACATTATCATCACTGATCAAATACTCAATGATTGCTGGTTTGAGAGCATCAGCAATTTTGGAAACTGAAGAGGTAGAGAGTTTCATTAGTTCCAGTGAATGTAGGTGTTGTCAGGAATAATACCATTTTCTTCACAGCGGCACTCATAGGCAATTCTCTTTAGAAATTCAATGCTCATGCTCTCAACCTCCTCCAGGATCTTGGAGCGCAGTTCACGAGTGATGATGTCGTCCATGGGGTGTCTGTTGATGTTCTTATTATAGGGCATCCAGAGGGCGCTAGAAGCGCCCTTGTGCCACTTCTCACACCGTCACAGGTTTCTTGAAGTAAAGTCCAGCACGCTGCATCATATCAATCAGTGCTGCCTGAATTGATTGTAATTCTTCCAAATCATCATCGGATTCCCAAATATCAATAATATCAAACTCTTCCATGTTCACCGTGCCATCTTTATACATGGGAGCGGCAAACAATTCTCCTTCGGTGCATACAGTGTAAATGCAACCATGATTCTCAACAGTCAGGAACACGCCAGTAAATGCAGGGGACATTGTAGGAAAAGTTGGAAGTTTAATGTGTTTTTCGCAGAATTAGCAGCACACCATAATTTTAACCCGAGGCAGAGTGTTAAACTTGGTTACTTCATAACCGTGCTGGTTGATACGAGCATCTGCCTCATATTGCATATCTTTCTTGGAAATCAGGCGCTCAGACATTTCTTTACCCTGAAAAGAAGTCACCTGAACAAACTTATCACTCAATCCTGCAGCAGGATAGAAATCGCAAACCATGTTGCCGTCCTTAGAAACCAGTTGCATGGGGGTGTCCCTCGATTACCTTTGTATTATAGAGCAGATGGGGGCACTCAGAAGCGCCCCTGTACCAGTTTCCGAACTGTCACACTGCCAGTGCTCCAGAGGGAATCTCTACAACCTCAGGCAGTTTGCTGTCATCAAACTGGTGCATGTTGTAGCATACCCATTCACCATTACGGAAGACATATGCAAACTCTTCACTATTATCAGGGTGAAGATACTCAGCAAGGTCAGCATCAAGGCGAGGAGGATGATTCTCACCGCGTTGAGAATAGTATTGGGGACCATATTCTTCAACTTCGATAGGATAAGCGCCCCATTTGTCTCCAGTCCAGCGATCTTTAGTCCAACAGCAAGACATATCACCACCATCAATCAGTTCAGAAACTTTCTCTTTGGTGTTGTAGTGAGTATTAAGAACCCGACCCAACCAAGACTCATATCCATCCCAGTGGTGATAGGCAGAGAGAATAGAACCGTTCTTGAGTTCGATGCCGATACGGGAGCGGGTTGCCATGGGGTGTTCCCTTAATTACCCTGCAATTATACTGCCTCCCGCCAGCGGTTCGGGAAGAACTGTGCCACTTGTGAAACCGTCCACCCGTTCTTGTCAAACAAGTACTCCAGATATAGCGTTTCTTCCTGTTCCCGTGCCTCTATTTCGTGTGGTTTATACCAATATTCAATATCTTCCACACATTCTTTACCATAATACAT